ATGCTGGAAAGTATGTAGATGTGATTAATGATTTACTGGAACGTGGAGATATAAAAATCATGAGACGATCCGTCTCACCCTTCTCTAATCTCATTAGTTGATCGCACAACACTCTGTGATGCGGACCAATACTGAACGAAGGATTCATTAGCATTACAAACGCTAAGAGATCGTCCCTTGCTTGATGGATGGCTAGCCTTGTGGCTGCATCCCTATCTTCACTTGTTAACGACATACGCAATTCCGCCCCATAATGCTAATTGCATATATAGGTTTATCGGAGGATTGGACACGTCGTATTCCTCTAGTGTTGGCGTTAATACGCGAGTTCCCATACTATCTCCTGTGTTAGTTGGTTCTATTTCTTTTTATTCGAAACTTTGACTGTCTCTCCAATAGTTGGTGTTGCACCATCTGGAAGATTATAAATATCCCATACGTGCACTCCATCATTGTAGTCATAGTCTTCTGCTTTAGTCGACCAAGTATATGTACCGTTCTTACCTGCTTTAGCACTAGATGTATATCTAGTATTATTGTAAGGACCATTTACTGGATGTGACTTAACTTCTTTTATAGCCATGCTTTCCTCCCTAAAAATTTATTTTAAATCCTACAGTAGCTTTACCACTGTCTGGATCATAGCTCGCTGAGAAACCTTTAGGAACTTTCTCTTTGATCTTTTGATAACCTTCGGTTGCTCCTGGTATTTTACTAATACCATAACCCAATGCCCCCGCGGCTAATTTCTTTATATAGTCTTGAGACTTGCTTTGAACAAAATCTTTAGCCTCATTGACACCCATATCTTTCCGTTGGTTAGACAATTATCTTCTACCTCTAGATATTAGTTCGTCTGATTTTCTTTTCTTTCTATCAGCTTGAGCTTTGTTAGCTTTCTTCGCAGAAGACTTCATTGCATTAGCGGAAATAAATCCACCACGCTTTGCGTCTCTTACGTCCGCTCTGTTATCTCTTTCTTTTTTCTTAGCTGCTTTAGCTTTAGCTCTTGCTCTTCTATCTCTTTCAGCTTTCATTATTTGGCTGTCTTTACCTTTAGGCATCTTACTAGTTACACCCGCATGTCTGGTGACATACTCTCTAGAAGTTTCTTTCTTTGGTTTGTCTTTTCTTTTAATAGTATCAGCTTTAGCTTTGCTTCCTCCACTAGTAATTTTATCTTTAATAATTTTTAGTGGGGCTGTTATAGGATTCTTAAGTCCTTTTTTAAATCCTGTTTTAAAATCTTCAAAACCTTTTTTTATTTTCTTTTTTAATTGACTTTTAGGTTTTTGTTTTTGTTTTGGTCTATCCACAGATGATTTTATGTTAGCTCTTTTTTTCCTTGCGCGATTAGCTTCTACTTGAGCTTTAGCAATCTCTGCTTTAGACTTAGGTTTAGTTTTAGTTTTAGTCTTAGTCTTAGAAAGTAATTCTTTTCTTTTCTTTTGTTGTTCTCTAATTCCTTTAGTCATTCCTGGCATAGTGTATCCTTATTTTACTTGTTTAATCTTTGGTGCTGCTATTCGTTTGAGACGTTCGACATCTCTCGCTATGTCCTCCTGTGAGTTTCCTGTAGCAAATGCATTTGTTACAGTAGTCTCATTTATAGATTTATCAGTCCACATCGCTTGATGTTTACCTAATAGTTCTAAGGAGCGGATAGCCGCGTTATAATCTCCTTCTTGTTCAGTCTTTTCAGAGATACGTACTAGGCGCCTAAGTATATCATCCGCTTCAATTTTAGTACGTTTTGTTTGTTCAGACTTCAGCTCGGCAATCCTTGCTACAATCGCAGAATCTTTCGTTAACTTATATGCGTTATTCGCTGCGTGCTTCTCAGAGTAGCCTGCTCTTATGGCGGCTTGTTTAATGTTGAGGTCTTTTATGAACTCATTACAAAACGCTTCCTGCTGGGGAGTTAACTTTACCTCTGAGTCAGGTTGTTGCATCTTAGTTGCTTTAGTCATAGAAGTAGTATACAACATTTAGTCTTGAATTGCAAGAGCAAATGTTGTACAATAACCCTGTGTGGTTCACGCCACACGTCTCCTGTAAGACGGGGAGGATTAAATAGCGTTCACTCTCTCAAATATAACGCACCTCCCCGCAACTAAAGGGGGCAATCAAACTCACATATACACAGCGGCCCAACTTTCCCTGGGAAAAATAGTCTAGAAATTTGCTAAAATTTTTTGAGGTGCCTTATATATAGATTTGGGCCCTCGGTTTTTTGGGGTGGGGGGTGGTTGCTTGGTCATTTCTAGGGTTTTTACTAAATGAGAACAAAACGAGAACGGCCAGGCGACAACATGTCGCACCCTCTTGCCTTATTTGAGCCACAATTTTATGCTAGGTTTCGCCTTTTCTTTTTTCCCAGACTTCAGCCATTCCTTAATATATACCTTCCCCTAAATGTGTTGTATTTTTACAACAAAGTTATCCACAGGCATACCTAATACTGCCTTATTTGTGCCTTAATTATATGTGATAACATAATCAAGGAAGATATTAAGATGAACTTAAAAACCTTCCCTTAACCAAGTTAAACAAAGGTTTAATAATGTTAAATAAAAAGCCAAGACGAAAGTTTAAAGCCATAACTTTCACAAAGATTGAAAAGAAAAAGTTTAAAGTGAATTACAAAGAAGAAAGTTTTAAGGATCTTGATACTAGAATACACTATCCAATATCAAGTGCTTATAGAGGTTTTTCATACATGGGGGGTAAATCAAATAAATGTAGATATGCTTAATTGACACAAGGTCATAATTAAGACACAATTATATATTAATCGTAAGTTAAGATTTAATAAAATGAAAGTAGGTTAAAATGACTAAAAATGAAAACTATGATTTAGTTAATAAAGTGGAAATTAATAGTGAAAAAACATTAATGAGATTGTTAAGAACTTGTTATAATGTTTATGGCTATGTAATATTAAAAGAAAATATTATTGGTAGATATATAAAACTACAAAAAACTGATTTAATTAACGAATTAAAAACAGCTAGAAATGTAGATTTAAATAAATTTACTTATGATGCAACAAATAACTGTGTATATGTGGGGTAATTATGCTAACTAAAAAAGATTTTACAGAAATTGCTAATAAAATTATTAGTAATCATAAAGACACTAAAAACAAAAAAGATATTAACTTTTTAATAAACTTCTTTACAGATTATTTTAAAAAATCTAATCCGAGATTTAACGAAATAAGATTTAGAGATTATATAGAGGTAGGTATATATGGCAACAAAATTTGAATATAAACTTGGTACACATAGAGGAAATAAAAGATTGTGGTTAGAGGGTAAAAAACTTCTTGACAATTCTTTTATATGTGGTAAGAGATATAATATAAATTATACAAAGAATTATATTATGATAGAGTTTGATGAGTTTGGTACACATAAAATAAATGGTACTGAAAAAAGACCGATTATAGATATTAATAATCGTAAACTGTCGGCAACATTTGATACTGACATGGTGTCAGTAGAATTTGATGTTGATAATCTGATAATACAAGGAGTTTAATTATGCCTATTAAATCAGATAATAAAAGAACTATCAGTTTTACTGACTGGGTTTTAGAACAGCAAGAAATCCTGGACAATGAATTACTTGATAGAGGATTTGATGAAGATGAAATTAACGACTTCATTGATTTAGATATGGAAGATAGATACCCATTATATAGAGGGGGTGCAAAATGAAACTACTAACACAATTAAGAGAAACAAAATATGGGGATAGTAGTTATTATGAAATCATTAAGCAAATGAAAAATGATACTCATAATGAAACAGTAGAGCCAGAATTTGCTAACGATTTATGGCAAATAATTACTGATAGAACTATATCTCATACTAGACATAGAGGTTTATACCATAGATTTATATCTACATTATTAAATGGTAATATAGACCATTTAGTTAGATGTGAAGATTGTTATAGTTTTGAACACGAAGATGAGATTAGATGGGCTTATGAAGATAGTGCTATATGTTCTGGTTGTATTGATAATTATAGATACTCAGAAAATAGAGATACCTATGTCAGCGAAGAAGATTATTATGATGAGGAATCTGAATATGATAATGAAAATGATGATTATATCTATAACTATGATGAAGATGTTATGGAACATTGTAATTACACACAATCAGATTTGGATAGACCAATAATTAATCCTCTCTATATGGGAGTAGAGTTAGAAGTTGAGAGAAGAAACGATTGTCCTTATGAAATAGGGGAAATGACACACAATGATTTTTATAATGATAAAACAGGTCAGTTTGCTATTATGAAATCAGATGGCTCACTATCCAATGGGTTTGAAATTGTGACTTGTCCAGCTACACTCAATGCTCATAGAGAAAATTGGGATAAGTTTTTTAATGGCGATTCAATTAAACATCTTAAATCCTGGAATACTGATACAACAGGTATGCACATACACATATCAAGAAATCATTTAACACAGCTTGAAATTGGAAAGCTACTTGTCTTTATTAATGACCAAAAAAATGAGGAGTTTGTAAACCATATCGCAGGTCGCAATTCAGACCAATGGGCAAAAAAATCACCGAAGAAAATAAGGGATTGTGTTAATTCATCTGATAAATATGAAGCTGTCAATATGTCGCACCGACACACGATAGAGTTTAGAATATTCAAGGGCAATCTTGCCAAGCAAGGTATGTTTAGAGTATTAGAATTTATCCATGCTTTAGTAGGGTTTAGCAAAACTACAAGTATGGTACGATTATCTTATAAAGACTTCCTAAAATATATGGAGTTGCCACAAAATAGAAGTGAGTATAAGATATTTTATGGTTGGCTAACAAGAAAATCCTATTGCATAGGTAAGCCAAGCCGTAAGGTTGATTGGTCTGATGAGCAGAACAATCTAAAAGAAATAGCTTAACTGAAAAGGAGTTATATTATGTGCTTAATTATACAAGCTACAAAACCAGAAGTGATCACAGATACAATGATGAACTGTGCTTACTTAAATAATGATGATGGATTTGGATTGATGTTCGCTAACAAGGGCAAAGTTCATGTTCATAAATTGGGTAAGCCAAAGTCATTCAAATCTATTAACAAAGTATGGGATAGTTATAAAAATCTAGATGTACCAATGGGATTACATTTCAGATTCAATACTAATGGGGAGTCAAGCAAAGCTATGTCGCACCCTTACCAAGTGTTATCAAAGGAAGAATCTTCCAGGGATATATGGCTCATGCACAACGGACCGCAACTTCCTACACCTATGATTGATGATAACAAATCTGACACTCATCAGTTTGTTAAGTGGGTATTAAGACCACAACTACTTAATGAGCCAGAGTTATTATACAATCCCGATTGGCAAGAGATGTTATCGGATATGATTGGAAGCGACAAGCTCTTATTCCTGGATAGTAAGACAGAAGAATTTACTATCATCAATGAAGAACAGGGAAAAACCACAGATGATATGTGGTTGTCAAACACATACTCATTAGAGCCAAGTGGAAACTATGCTTTAGCTAGGGACTACAAGTATGACTCTGATACTGACACCATGAAAAAGTTAGAGAACAAATGGTGTTATGAAGATGATGATTGGGGTTATGGTGGCATGGGTCATTATTCTGGCACACCTATATATCGTAAAGGTCTAGAGGTTAATGGGAATACTACCAAGAACTATGTCAATCCACCAAGAGATATAACTGAGAATGGTACAGCATTAGATGAGCATGATTTATATGGCATGACTTCAGAAGAAATTGAAGAACTTATCTATGATAATCCACAAGGTATATCACAATGGATAAGCGACATTGTGTATAACAAAGAAGTTAAAGGAGAAAAATAGTATGACTATATTTAGATTTGATTTAGAGACTAGAAACTTTTATGAGATAACTACCAGAAGTGGTGGGTCTAGTAAGTTAAAGTGGACAACACTAATTAGACAAGTCTATTTAAAAGATGTGCAATTTGGGGTGTGTCATCACCCCTTTAACCCAGAGGAAACTTCGTTTCGCCGAAAACCTTTCTCACTATATACTAACAAAGACTATGGTATAGCTATCAAAGGTACTGAACTATCGCAAGATGATTATGATAATGTAGTATCGAGTAGCAAAGGAAAAGTAAATAGTCTAATCAATAAACTATTCTATAAGTATGGTGCTACATTCTGGCAATCATACCCAAGTCTATGCAAGTCTTACCAAGACAATGGTACATTTGATTTGGTTAAATCTAATCCTAACAATCATGGCACAGCCATGTATGAAAGCCATAGAAAATTTCCTACATGGAATCTATTAAGTAATGGGAACGCACCAGATAAACCTATATACTATCAACCACACCCAGTTAAAGCTATGAGATTAAATAGTCAGAATCATTGGCAAATCTTTAATGAGGGGGCAACAATCAACACATGGTATGCTCATCATGATAGCTTTGACCCAACATGGAGGAACATTGTCCAAGAAAGAGTCGACCAACTGGCTGTCGCAGCTTAATGCAGCTGAAGGAAGACATACCTGGATTATCCAGGCAACATGAGGTTGCAGGATCTAACCCGACT